ATGCCGAAGCGCCCGATGCCGAAGCGCCCGATGCCGAAGCGCCCGATGCCGAAGCGCCCGACGCCGAAGCGACCGACGCCGAAGCGCCCGACGCCGAAGCGACAGACGCCGAAACGCCCGTGGACGACGAAACGCCCGTGGACGACGATGACGCTCGGACATTGGACGAGGACGCCTCTCCGGAAAGCGTGTCCTGTCATACTAGGACTGTCGTGGTTCCTTCAGAAATTACAGACGCATCGCTTGATGAGACTGTTGCGAATGATGTCGAAGCGCCCACTGTCGAAGCGCCCACTGTCGAAGCGCCCACTGTCGAAGCGCCCACTGTCGAAGCGCACATTGTTGAAGCGCACATTGTTGAAGATCTTATTGTCGAAGCGCCCACTGTCGAAGCGCCCACTGTCGAAGCGCCCACTGTCGAAGATCTTATTGACGATCCCGTAAACACTTCCAAACCGATCTTCATTACAAATCGTAAAAACGGGGGGTTATTTAGCATGTTTCAAGAAGGGACTGCCGAAGGGACTGTCGAAGCGACTGCCGAAGCGACTGCCGAAGCGACTGCCGAAGCGACTGCCGAAGCGACTGCCGAAGCGACTGTCGAAGCGACTGCCGAAGCGACTGTCGAAGCGACTGTCGAAGCGACTGCCGCAATAAAGGAGAGTGTTGTCCGCAGTCCCTTCGAGGGAGGAAACCCGCTTCCAAAACGAACCGACGAGTTTTTGGCGCTAGAGGATTCGGTGGCCGATATGTTCAGTCAAGAGTTCGATATGGACCATGGTGAAGTCCGCACTCCCCCGGTGCGTGCCCGAAAGGCGCGTCGCCTGACCGAACATACGGATAACGCGCGGGCGCCGCGAAAGAAGGATCGGCACCGTCTGATCCGTGAGATGCTCAAGCGGACAGCGATTCGAACCTAATCGCGTCGTTTTTTCCGATGACAAAAAAATGAGCGAGTATATCACAACCATATGGACGTGTACGCTACTGCGATCGCGTTGCTGATAGCGATCGTTGCAGGTGGGTTTGCTGCAAGGTCGGATAGAGACGACCCGCAGAAGACCCCTCAATACGGGAACGCGGTCGGCGTGTCAGTCGTCGTGTTCGTCGTCGTGTATCTGATCTACATGATGTCGACGGATTCGAACGATAATGCCGGAATGTTGGACAACATCAAGACGGGCGAACCCCCGTTTTGAACAGGCCGATTAAATTGTTGCGCAATATTACACAGGCGTCCCCGGATTGCAGCGATGCGATTGGATTTGAAAAAATTCGACATCACGACGATCAACGACGATCAGGTCGTGGTAATGATCGGGAAGCGCAATACGGGCAAATCCTTTTTGATTAAGGATCTGTTGTTTTACAACAATCACTTTCAACTAGGAACCGTGATCTCGGGTACGGAGTCGGCGAATCACTTCTACGGCAGCATGATCCCCACGATTTTCATCCACGACGAGTTCACTCCGCGTGTAGTGGACAACGTGGTGAAACGACAGAAGCACGTGCTGAAACAGATCGCGAAGGAGGAGCGTATGTACGGAGCGAGCGCGATCGATCCCAAGTCCTTTTTGATACTGGACGATTGTTTGTACGATTCCAGCTGGACGAAGGACACGAACATTCGAGCGTTGTTCATGAACGGTCGTCACTTGAAGATGTTTTTCATCATATCGATGCAATACCCGCTCGGGATAACGCCGAATCTGCGTACGAATATCGACTACGTGTTCATTCTACGTGAGAACATCGTGGCGAATCGAAAACGGATCTACGACAACTACGCGGGGATGTTTCCGACCTTCGAGGTCTTCTGTCAGGTCATGGACCAATGCACGGAGAACTTCGAGTGCTTGGTCATCAACAACACCACGAAAAGCAACAAACTGGTGGACAACGTGTTTTGGTACAAGGCGAGCACCCACCCACCCTTCAAAATATGCAGCCGGAGCTTCTGGGACATGTGCGACGAGGCGGACGAGGACGAGGACGACAAGGGCGAGGAGCCCTACAGCTCCAGCTCCTTCGCCGCGAAGAGGAAGCACGTCATCAACGTGAAGAAGGTCTCGTCGAAGTAGAGAGCTTGTCGGTCTCCGATGTGACATTGCTTTCGACGACGTTCAACTCCACGGGACGGAGCGTCTTAGTCACGGTCGGCGAAACGCTATGTAGCGTGGCGTCCAGCGTGGTGAAATCGGCGGGCGAGGTTCGACTCGAACTGAATTCAATGTCGACTATACCGGATGGAACGGTTTGATACACGATTTTGGGATTGTTCTTTAAGAACGTGATCTCGTCGTGATAGAATCCGTCGATCGTCAAAATGACGCCGAACATGAGGAGCACCAACACGACGCTGGATAGCATCATGGTGCCCGATTACTGTACTACTATGTTCGGAACAAAATTAATAGCTAGGGTTCGACCCACCCCCAGTTCATTCCGTGGCGGGCGACTTCTCCATCTTCCGCTTCATCCCTGGGTCGTCCTCTTCGATTAGGACGTCGTCGGCGTCGGCGTCGGCGTCAACGACGGCGTCGGCGTCGGCCTCGTCCGCTTTGCCCGATCCGCTAGGGACGCCCTGCTTCTTGGTCTCCTCCTCTGATTTGAGCGTCTCGATCATGACCTTCTTGCGTTCGTTGTAGTAGTTCGTCGCGTTGTCGGAGTTCTCGTGATACTTCGCCATGAGCGTATTGAGTTGGGTCTCTACGAACTCCTGATCGCCGACGTCGTTGGGGTCGGGGTTCCACGGGCACCAACATCCCACCTCGGCGACGAAGATGTTGAACTTGTCGGCGTCCTCGCGGCGCAAGGTGGTGCAACGATTCTTCGCCTCCTCGATCGACTCGAACACCCCGCGGACCTTGATCCCTTGCACCGCGGTTTGGAACTCGTGCTTCTCGTTGAAGCTGTCGTCGATCTCCTTCCGATATCGGTTGCAAAACAGGTCGAAATCGGACTTGATGGAGTCGCCCATAACGCTGGCGTGTCGCTCGCGCACGAGACGCACGTCGCCCTCCCTTTCGGGATAGTCCTCGACGATTTTGTCCAGCAGACCGTTCAGGTCCGCACCTATCGCACGGATATACTTCTCGAACTCGAACTCGTGTCTTTGTTTCAATACGTCCTTGGGATGTATGAAGGACAGACAAACGTAGTTTTGACCGCGCAAGGGCGAGTCGTTCGTTAGGAAGTCGCGCTCTTTGGTTGTCACTGTCGCCATTCGAACACGCCTCCTGTTTGGACGATCCTGCGAAAATCTTTTTAAATCCTTTCGAAAAAAAAAGTCGTGTATATATATTATAAAACCCCTACATGGACTCTCACACATTCGACATTGTAGAGATTTTCGTGCGCATCCTCAAGTACGTCATGGAAGGCCTGGTAGTGTCTACCGCCGCCTTCATGTTCCCGAACAAGAAGCTCGCCTTCGAGGACGTGGTCCTCATCGGCTTCGTGGCCGCCGCCACCTTCTCCCTACTGGATCTGTACAGCCCCAGCCTGGGCGTGACCGCGCGCTCCGGCGCCGGCTTCGGCATCGGCGCGAACCTAGTGGGCTTCCCCAACCCTCGCGCCATGCCCGACGTGTCCAAGGGTATGGGCTACTAAATACTCCGGATGAAAGTCCATCCCAGATCCTGGCATATGTTTTTCCAGATCTGCTCCTGTTGATGTAGTTTGTCGCGAGATTTCAGCAAGGGAAAGTACTTGAGATACTCGTCTTTTTTTAACAGTTGGATGAACTTGTGAATCACGTAGGAGTACGACAAGAAGTTTTTCCGATTCAGGGGCGAATGCTTCAAGAAGGGCACTTGGATCTCCTTGAACATGTTGCGGAGCTTCTCCTCCAGGTCCTGCGTGAGATTCGGATTCGGAATGCCCGTGATCCGATTCAATATGTAGGGAATGTGCTCGTAGTACTTGTTGATCCGCAGCTTCTTCAAAATGTCTTTTATCTTGCGTCGGTTCAACTCTTGCACGTTTGTGATACGCTGCTTCTTCAGTTCCAACATGATCCGATCGAAGATCTCGTCCGGAATGTCGGTTGTCTCCTTGCCTTGGATCTGGTTGAGCCACTCTTGGTAGTGGTTGATGCGTTTGTAGGAGAAGTAGCTGATTTCCTTAGGAGGGTCCTTGTAGGACGGCTTCTCGTTGTCGGTGAGCAGGTTTTGGATGGAGAAGCAGTTGTTGCAAAAGTAGATGCTGTCGTTGTACAGCACCGTCTTATCGCTGCACATGCAGTGCTCGCACTGGATCGCCAGCTTGTTGTCGATGTTGTTGTTGATGTAGTTGTCGTCCGTGTACGACAGGTACTCGTCCAGGAGCGCGGCGCGATTCTTCTCCGTTTTCCTAGGGAGCTTCACGACGTCGACGCTCTCGTGGTCCCCGGACGGAGGATCGGGGGGCGTCGCCACCGGCACTTTGAAGTAGTCGATGATGCTCTTCTGATTGCCCATGGAGTCGCTCGGGCGCGGGTTGTTCCCCTCGTCGGTATTGTTCTCCACCAAATTGTAGTAGTTGTACAGGATATCGCTCGTGTTGACGAAGTAGTTGATCTCGTTGGTGGATCGTCGCATCGCCTCCACAGTGCCCCGCAAGGTCTCGCGGCGATCGCGAAGACGGACGATGCTCACGAGCTCCTCGTCGCTGCACTCTTTGGAGTGCTTCTGCTCGATATGGACGATCTCGCGATCCACGTCCTCGCACTCCGCCTCCAACTCCTCCATGCGCTCCTTGTCCTTGGCGAACTCCTCGATGTTGTGCCGGTGACAGTAGTCGAGCGTCTTGGTCGTACGTTTGTAGTTGCAAGAGCGCTTTTGCGACGTGCTCGACTTCATCGTGCACGCCGATAGGATGCGCATATATTCATCGTAGAACACTCTAAGTTTAAATATGAAACGGTTCGGAATCGAATAAATAGGGAAAATGGGTCGGTTCGTCCAAACGCGCAAGTGGCGGCGAAGCCCTGTCGCGCTTTTTTTAGGCGAAATGCGTCCGCAATTCACCGTCGGGAATGGTATGGGCTTCAACGCCTCCCTCGCCTCCCCATATAAGCCCTTGTTATTTAATCCGACCCCCTTCGGCGCGTCCTTAAAAAAAAATCTAGCGTAATAGTATAAAATCATTCATCCATGGGAGGAGGACTTATGCAGCTCGTCGCCTACGGCGCTCAGGACATCTACCTGACCGGCAACCCCCAGATCACCTTCTTCAAGGTGGTCTACCGTCGCCACACCAACTTCTCCATGGAGTCCATCGAGCAGACCTTCAACGGCGCCGTGGGCTTCAACAGGAAGGCCACTTGCACCATCTCCCGCAACGGCGACCTGATCCACCGCATCTACCTTCAGGTGGAGTTCGACGCCGGTATCACCCTCAGCAGCTGGGCAGGCCACAAGCTGATCAAGTCCGTCGAGATCGAGATCGGTGGTCAGCGCATCGACAAGCACTACGGTGACTGGCTCCATATCTGGAACGAGCTCACCCAGACCTCTGGCCACTACGACGGCTACAAGGCCATGGTGTCCGGCTCCGAGTTCGAGTTCGGCACGTCCCCCTCCACCGAGTGGGACAAGCAGGTGATCTTCATCCCTCTGCAGTTCTGGTTCTGCCGCAACCCCGGTCTGGCGCTGCCTCTGATCGCCCTCCAGTACCACGAGGTGAAGATCAACGTGGAGTTCGCCTCCGCCGCCGATGTGCACGACACCACCTCCGCCACCGCCGGTGCCGGCATCGCCTCCGCGCAGCTGTACGTGGACTACATCTACCTCGATACCGACGAGCGTCGTCGTTTCGCTCAGGTGTCTCACGAGTACCTGATCGAGCAGCTGCAGTTCACCGGTGACGAGGCCGCCTCCCCCAAGATCAAGCTCAACTTCAACCACCCCGTGAAGGAGCTCATCTGGGTGGAGAAGACCGCCACTGCCGATGTGGGTTCCTACACCACCTCCTACACCAGCGCCAAGCTCCAGCTCAACGGGCACGAGCGTTTCTCCCCCCGCGTGCCCAACTACTTCCAGCTGGTGCAGCCCTTCCAGCACCACGAGCGCGTGCCCGTGAAGAGCGACGTCGGCAATATTAACCAGTCCCCTGGCACCTCCGGCATCAACGTGTACTCCTTCGCCCTCAAGCCCGAGGAGCACCAGCCTTCCGGCACCTGCAACATGTCTCGTATCGACAACGCGACACTCAACCTGATCGGCATTACCTCCTCCAACGTGGTGAAGGTGTTCGCCGTGAACTACAACGTGCTCCGCATCATGTCTGGTATGGGGGGTTTGGCCTATTCGAACTAAATACCCTGAGAAATCAGCGGTCTCAAACTATATTCTATTTATATTGTCCGAATACTCAACTTTTGAAAGATACTCACGGACGAACATTATACGGTCCCATCAGCCGGTTCGTGCACGAGTACTCGCCCGTCTTTTTTGCGTATTCGCATTTTCGAGGAGAACCCGATCCGTTCTCTCGCTTGCGAAAAAAATTTGACACGGTCTCGATCCGAAACATCCGAAACTCGTCACAAAAACATCCATGGCTTCCAACAACAACGACGACAAGTATCGCACGGTGTGCCCCAACGCCGCGCATCACAACAAAACGAAAAAGGCGCGACGATCGACCGCCGTGAAACTTCCCGACGAGATCCACGAAATCGATATCCCATTGTACGTCAGTTACACGATTAAAAAGTCCAAAGACTTGGAGTTCCCTTACTTCAAGGTTCAGGAACATCCCGCTCAAAAAAACGGACACGCGAAAAAGGAGTGGTGCTCATCGTTCGATAATAGCACGTCGATCCAAGAGAAGCTCGCCGAAGCGTATCGATATCTCGAGGAGCTGGGCGACGTGTTCGAATGGAAGCCCGATTACGTGTTGAACGCGCGCGATCCCTCCATCCTCGCAACCGAGGGAGACTTCGTACTCACGAAAGACATGTTGTCCGACAAGGTGCGACTTCAAAAGCCATGCATGGACACTAAGAACAACTGCGCGATCGGATACACATTCTTCTACTACTTCAGTCCATACAACAAACGAGCTATCTCTTCGCAGTCCCCGCATATGTCGTTGAAAGACAAATACGAGGAGATGCTCGTTCGACTCGAGAAGCTTCGTCAAGGCGATGCCCCAATAGAGGCTGGGGGGTCCGACAAGGGCGCGCGATCGGAGCATGCTCAATCCGAAGACCTG